CCTACTCAATTGGCCAGGTTTAACCGAATCCAAAAGAGGAAGCGTCTTCTGAGGGAAAGATCCCGAAGGATCAATCTCGCTCTCCTTGATAGGGATGTTGCCCCGTGTGAATCTAGTGACTTAGTCCTCGCTTTTGAGCTTGGATATGCCACCGGAGTTCCTGCCTGTGAAGGTAGGTGCACGGAGTGTGCTGAGCTGTGCGGGCTAGAGCTTCCGGCAACCTGCCGAAAGCTTCCAATCTAGTCCGCGTTGCTGTGGTTGACACCACAGAAGCGCCACCTTTGGAAAGTGGCTCTTTGAGCGTAGCGGGACAATTATCCGGTCCCACTGTGGTGTTACTCCTTGTGAAAGGTTGATACTATGGTCGCTCCTGTCACCGGTCCGTTCACGAAGATCGTGAGCGTTAACGGCCCCCCAACGAGTTTGGGTTACAAACCTCAATGGCTCAGTGCCACCAGGGTTTGGTACCGCCAGCGGAAGCCTTATAACCTCCCGCTTGGTTATTCGTTGCAGCAGAGGCGCATAATTCGATGGGAATCGAGTTCTGCATCCTCTTATGTGGATACGACGCAAGTGCACTATGGTTTTCCTCAGTCGATGATAGACCAGACCTATAATGAATGTTATAGGAAGTTTATCGAAAAGCTTCGGGAAGAACATGATGCATCGAAGACGGATGCCCAAGGACATCCAGTCGTTACTACCTCCGGAAACTCCGGACTAGGAACCACACTCGCGGAGATAAAACAAGCACGCGAAATGATTACGGGAAGGCTCGAATTGTTAGTGCGCTTTACAAAGGCCGTGAGAGGATATCGTTTCTATGATGCATATACCTTATTGGGTATGCACAAAAAGATCGCGGACAGAGAGCAGTGGTTGAAGACCACACGACTCCGACGTTCCGCTAAGTCTTTTGGCAATAACTGGCTCGAATTTCACTTCGGCTGGTCACCCCTAGTAGACGACATCACGCAAGCTATGGAAGTCTTGACAGGCGGGTTACCCGACTTCAAGGTGTTCGCTCGGCACTCAAAATCCGAGCAGACGTCCATCAACCTACCCGGAGGTTCTCCTTTAGTGGAGGATCGGCAGTCCATCGAGAGATGGGTTAACCGACACCAAATAGGTAGTTATATTAGTGTTTCAAACCCTAATATGTGGCTTGTAAATAGATTGGGTCTTATAAACCCTCTCGCGTTGGCGTGGGAATTGGTACCTTTCAGCTTTGTTGTTGACTGGTTTGCGAACTTGAACGATGTCATAAATAGCCATTCCGACTATTTTGGCCTCGCACTCAAGAATTCGTACTGGACTGAGACTCGCTATCTGACGTACACACTGAACAGAAACCGTCCGAGTATATCGTTCTTTGAGAACTATTCCACGGAGTTCGTTGCAGTGGGACGCACGATCGGAATTCCAGGTCCGACACTGCGAATGAGGCCTGCTAAGGCCTTATCGTGGCAACGCGGCTTAACCGCTGCTAGCCTTCTGCTACAGCGCCTGAAGGCGCCGTAGATATCGTCCTATAACGGGACAGCAACCTCTGGAGCCTATTATGGCCGCAGCTGTAGATATCGTAGTCAAAAAGAACGACACAACCACCGACATCACCTATACGGTGATCAACGGTACTGGGGGCGACAAAAGCCCTGCCCTTTGGCGCAGTGAGACCGTTGGTACTGCACTCGCTCATCGGCCGACATTCTCGTTTTCATCCCGGTCAAACGGTGATGGAACGGCTCGTCGGTGCGAAGGCGTGGTGAAATACCCGTCCACTGTCACAGGAAGCGACGGCAAGGTGAGTGTGACAGACAAAACCATCATGACGATCAGCGCAGTTATCCCTCTGGGGCAACCGACTGCTGATACGAATGAAGGTGTGTCCCAGGCGTTGAACTTGTTCAAGTCAGCGCTGATCTTGACTGCCCTCAAGGCTGGTCAAGCACCCACCTAAACTCCTATCTAACTACTATAGGAGGCCTTCCATGTGTCTTAACCCTTTACCACGTGAAGTGGAAAGAGCGATCCTCGCGCTTTGTGAGGATCTCGCC